AATTCTTTTAAGAAAGAAATCTTAGAAGGTATACATGATCTAGAATCAGGAGGTGATGTATTTAAATTAGCACTTTACACAAGTGCAGCGAACTTATCAGCAGCAACAACATCTTTTACTACAGGAAGTGAAGTAGCAAACACAGGTCAATACACTTCAGGCGGAGGAGTATTAACTGGACAATCTACTTCCTTAGACACTGGAGTGGCAATTGTTGATTTCGCAGAATTATCATTCACTGGAGTAACACTTACAGCAAGAGGTGCATTAATTTATAATACATCTGAATCAAATAAAGCTGTAGCTGTCCTTGATTTTGGTGGAGACAAAACTGCAACAGCGGGAACTTTTACAATTCAGTTTCCAACGTTTAATTCAACAAACGCAATATTAAGAATTAGTTAAGGAGGTTGTATGGCTCTTGTCTTAAATGATAGAGTTAAAGAAACAAGCACCTCTACTGGAACTGGAACGATTAATTTAGCAGGTGCCGCACAAGATTTTATTGGGTTCGTAGCAGGAATTGGTACGACTAATAAAACTTATTATTGCATTCAAAATACTGGTCAAGATGAATTTGAAGTTGGTATTGGCGTAGTTACAGATGCAAGTCCTGACACTTTATCAAGAGACACAGTTATATCATCTACTAATTCAAATAACCTTGTTGATTTTTCAGCTGGAACTAAAGAAGTGTTTTGTACAATTCCACATACAAAAACTATTTCACCTGGCATGGATGCAACAAAATATGTTGTTACACATAATTCAACTTTATCTGAAGATCAAACTTTAGATTCTGGAGTGCTTGCAGGACCAGTTACAATCACTGGTACACAAACAATAACAGGAACATTGGTAATAGTTTAATGAGTAAAATACAAGTAAATACAATTGAACCACAATGCGGAACTAATTTAACATTAGGTGCAAATAACGACACAGTTAGTTTAGGCACTGGTGCAGGATTTACTGGTGGTATTGATGCTGTAAAGTGGGAAACAACTCCTCAAACAGGTAATTTTCAAGCTACAGCTGGAAGAGGTTACTTTATGAATACTACTAGTGGAGGACTACAACTCACTACACCTGCATCACCAAGTGCAGGAGATATTTTTGCTATAGCAGATTATGCAAGAACTTTTGCTGATAATAATTTAACGATAGTACCACACGCTAGTGCTAAAATTGGAGGAAAAGCTGCAAATGCAGTATTAGATGTAAGTGGTCAAGCTGCAACATTTGTTTATATTGATGCAACACAAGGTTGGATTAACGTACAGAACGCAGAAAATACTGAAACAGGAGCAGCATTTGTAGCAGCAACAGGAGGAACAATTACTTGTTCAGGAAATTTTAAAATTCATACTTTCACAGGACCAGGGACTTTTACTGTCACTTGTGCTGGTAATACTGGAGGATCAAATACTGTAGATTATTTAGTTGTTGCTGGTGGTGGATCAGGTGGAGCTGCCAATGGCGGTGGCGGTGGAGGTGGAGCCGGAGGATTAAGATACTCAGCCTCTACTTATTGTACACCTGCACCTGCACCTAGTGCAGGCAGTGTAGTTCCTGTAACAGCAACAGCTTTTCCTATCACAGTAGGTGCAGGAGGCACAGCTGCTGTCGTACCCGGACCAGGCACATGTAATGAATATCAAAGAGGTAATGCAGGTTCAGTTTCAACATTTTCTACTATCACATCAGCAGGTGGTGGCGGTGGTGGAGGTGGTTTTTGTAACTCAAATGGTCCAGGTAATTCAGGAGGATCTGGCGGTGGTGGTGGAAAAGGTGGTCCAGGACAACCTACTGAATCAGTAGGAGGGAGTGGTAATACTCCTAGTGTAAACCCGCCACAAGGAAATGATGGTGGCACAGGTGGTGCTCCTTCTCCTAATCCAGCAGGTAATGCTAATACTGGTGGTGGAGGTGGTGGAGCAGGTGCAGTTGGTGGTAGTGCTGGTCCTGGAAGAGTTGGTGGTGATGGTGGAAATGGTTTAGTAATTTCAATAAATGGTTCTTGTACTGCTTATGCAGGTGGAGGTGGCGGACAATCTGAAGGTCAACCAGCACCAGCACAAGGATCAGGTGGATCAGGAGGTGGTGGAAGTTCAGCACAAACTGGTTCAAATGGTAATGCAGGTTCAGCAAATACTGGAGGTGGTGGTGGAGGTATAGATTCAAATCCAAATCCTGTCAGTAGTGGTGCAGGTGGTTCAGGTATAGTAATAATAAGGTATAGATATCAATAATTATGAGTGAAGTAAAAGTAAATAAATTAACACCAAGAACAAATTGTGGAACGGTTACATTAGGAGATAGTGGAGATACATTTACAATTCCAAGTGGTGTAACAATAACAAACAATGGAACTGCAAATGGTTTTGGAGCAACAGGTGCTGTTAATTGGCAAACAACAGTTAAAACATCAGGTTTTACAGCAACAGCTGGTGAAGGGTATTTTATAGACACATCTAGTGGAGCGATATCTGTTAATCTACCTGCAGGAACTGCAGGAGCAGTTGTTGGATTTAAAGATTATGCAAATACTTTTGATACCGCTAGTTTAACACTTGTTCAAAATGGTTCAGATAAAATTGGTGGGTCAACAGATAATTCAATTTTAAGTCAAGAAGGACTTGCTGTAACATTAGTTTTTGTAGATGCAACAAAAGGTTGGTTAGTAACAGATTCAGGCTTACAATCAGAAGCTCCGGGACCGCAATTTGTAACAGCTACAGGTGGAACTATAACAACTGTTTGTACAAATTTTAAAGTTCACACTTTTACAGGTCCAGGAACATTTACTGTGACTTGTGCTGGTAATCCAACAGGGTCATCGACAGTAGATTATTTAGTAGTAGGAGGTGGATCTGCAGGAGGTTTTGATAGAGGCGGTGGTGGAGGAGCTGGTGGTTATAGAGAATCTCCAGGAACAGCTTCAGGTAGTTATGCAGCGTCTCCATTAGGAGCAGCCCCTGCAGTAGCTTTACCGGTATCAGCGCAAGGTTATCCAATAACTGTAGGTGCAGGTGGAGCTGTTTCTAATTCAGGGTGTACTTCTCTTTCCCCTGGAGGCCTTTCAACTTTTTCAACTATTACATCAGCAGGTGGTGGTGCTGCAGGAAATCCTGGAGGTTCAAATCAGGACGGATCACCTGGAGGTTCAGGTGGGGGATCTAGAGATGGAAATCATACTGGAGGAAATGGAAATTCACCTCCTACAAATCCACCACAAGGAAACCCTGGAGGTAGTAGTGCTAGTAATCACTCTGGCCCTGGAGGTGGCGGTGGTGGGGCTACGGCAGCTGGTCAAGATGGATCAGGTAATCCTAACCCATCTAATTTTGGTGATGGTGGGGCAGGTGCAACATCTTCAATTAATGGAACTCCAACTGCAAGAGCTGGTGGTGGAGGATCAGGTGGTGGGGGAAGTTTCCCTTCAGGTGGAACTGGTGGAACAGGTGGTGGAGGTAATGGAGCAAACAATGGTTCTGGAACTCCAAATGCTTCTACTGCAGGAACAGCCAATACAGGCGGTGGAGGTGGTGCTGGTAATGGTAATAGTTCTACTGGTAATAATACTGGTTCAACAGGTGGGTCTGGAGTAGTAATAATAAGGTATAAATTTCAATAATTATGAGTAGTAAAATAAAAGTAGATAATATAGCAGATCAAGGCAATAACAACATGTTAGTTAAGTGTGGAAGCACACTTACTATTGGTGCTACAGGGAATACAGTCACTTTAGCATCAGGTGCATCACAATCAGGTTTTGGAAGATCAGGTAGTGTAGATTGGCAAACAACACCAAAAACTGCAAACTTTACAGCAGCTAACGGAGAGGGTTATTTTATAAATTCCGGAAGTGCATTAACTATGAACTTACCAGCAGGTTCTGCTGGAGCTATTGTTGCAATTTCTGATTACGCAAGAAATTTTGCAACACATAATTTTACAATAAGTCCAAATGGTTCAGAAAAAATTGGTGGTGAAGCATCTAGCGCATCATTAAATGTTAACGGACAAGCCGCTACATTTGTTTATGTAGATAGCACAAAAGGTTGGGTAAATGTTCAAAACGCAGAGGATACTGAAACAGGAACTTCACCATATCCTGTAGCTAGTGGTGGAACTGAATCAACTTGTGGTGATTGGAAAATACATAAATTTACCAGTCCAGGAACATTTACTGTGTCAGGCGCAGGATTATCAGGATCTTGTGCATGGAATAAACTTGATTATTTTGTTGTAGCAGGTGGTGGTGGAGGATCTGTTGCTTGTGGTGGTGGCGGAGGTGGAGCTGGTGGATTCAGAGAATCTAGACCAAGTAGCCCCGTTCCAGAAACATGGACAGCAAGTCCGTTAGTAAATACTTCAGGAACTTTATGTGCATCAGTTGGTTCTTTTCCTGTAACAGTTGGATCCGGTGGGGCAGGTGGAGCAGGAGGATCTTTTTATCCAACATTTCCCGATGCTTCGAAAGGATCTAAAGGATCGGATTCAATTTTTTCAAGTATAACTTCAACAGGTGGTGGAGAAGGCGCAGCGGCACAAGGTCCATCCTTTGATGAAACAGGATTCCCAGGAGGATCTGGTGGTGGTGGAGGACATGGTAATGGAGCAGGTGGTACAGGAAATACTCCTTCGGTTAGTCCCCCACAAGGTACTAATGGAAACACAAGTAGGCCAGGGCCATCAGGTCAAAACCCTTCAGCACCTGGTGATGCTTCAGGTGGAGGTGGTGGTGCAGGAGGTGGTGGTGTGACTTCAGGTGCCCCTACAATGTTAGGAGGAGCTGGAGTTACAAGTAATTTTTCAGGAGCACCTGTTGCATATGCAGGTGGAGGTGGTGGCACAAATAGAGATGGTGGAAGTGGACCATGCACTGCTGGAGGTACAGGTGGTGGTGGACCAGGTGGACATGGACCAAGACCAAGTCCTATCACACAAGCTGGTGGTGTAGATGCTACTGCTAATACTGGTGGTGGAGGCGGTGGAGCTACTGCTACAAATACTGCTGGTTCGTGTAGACCTTTTGGTGATGGAGGTAATGGAGGATCTGGAATAGTAATAATAAGATATAAATATCAAAATTAAGATGTATTTACTGATCGTCTTAAATAATATATAATAGGAGATAATTATGGCACACTTTGCAAAACTAGGAGCTAACGGAAAAGTTATTCAGGTGTTAACACTTGATAACAAAGATATGTTAAACGCTGATGGTGTTGAAGATGAATCAGTAGGTCAACAATATTTAGAAACACATAATAATTGGCCTGCACAAATGTGGATTCAAACTTCATATAATACGTCAGCTAATAAACATAAATTAGGTGGAACACCTTTTAGAGGTAATTACGCAGGTATTGGTTTTACATGGGATGAGGATAATCAAATATTTTTTCCAAAAAAACCTCATGCTTCTTGGGTAAAAGATGTTGAAAATGCAAATTGGAAATCACCAATAGGTGATGCACCAGCACTCACTGAGGAACAAATTTCTCAAAACGAAGCAGATACTCATGAGTGGACTTACATTTGGAATGAAACGAATCAATCTTGGGATTTGACAGATACTAAAGCATAAATTAATAATTTAGGTGGTATGCAAAAAAAGATTTTATCTGAACAGGCACTATATTATGGTGATGTGGCAATGCCAAAAGATTGGGATATTGACCGAGAAAAATTAAAACAAGATATTTTAAAATCAAACATTACAGATTCACCTTTTCCATTTTCAAAAACTTGGGACATGTTAAATACATATGTTCGAGAACATGTGGGTGTAGAATATATAATTAATTTAATTAATAAAGAAACGTGGGGTAATATGTATAAACCCAACGAAACTACAATTCCATTGCTTAATATTGATCCAGTAGATTTAAGAAATTCACCTGATTTTACACTATTATATGGTGTAAATGTTAAAGATTGCATGGTAAAAATATACTATGAGGACAATAGACGTAAGGGTAGAAGTTGGGACATACCACTAGAAAATAATAAATTTATTATGTTTCCATCTACCAATATGTATTACTTAACCAATAATCAAAAGGATAGTTTAAATTTTGTTCAAACTATAACGTATGAATATATCTAATTATTATTGGTATTTTAGTGCTGCACTAACACCAAAGTTTTGTGATGAGGTAATAAAGTACGCTAATTCACAAAAAGAAGTTATGGCTAGAACAGGTGGTTTTGGTGATAAAAAATTAAATAAACAAGAAGTATTAGATTTAAAAAGAAAAAGAAATTCTGATCTTGTTTGGTTAAATGATACTTGGATATATAAAGAATTACATCCGTATGTGCACACAGCAAATAAAAATGCAGGTTGGAATTTTGATTGGGAGAGATCTGAATCTTGTCAGTTTACAAAATATAAATTAAATCAATATTACGATTGGCATTGTGATGGTTGGGATAAACCTTATGATAAACCTAATGATCCTGAACATGGAAAAATAAGAAAATTATCTATGACTTGTCAATTAACAGATGGATCGGAATATAAAGGTGGTGAATTAGAATTTGATTTTAGAAACTATGATCCTCACATGAGGGATGAATCGAAACATAGAATACAATGTAAAGAAATATTACCAAAAGGATCAATTATTGTGTTTCCTAGTTTTGTGTGGCATAGAGTAAAACCAGTAACATCAGGCACAAGATATAGTTTAGTGGTATGGCATTTAGGGAGCCCGTTTAGATAATGTTTATCAATACTTACTTTCCAACTGTAATATGGACAGAGAATAAACCAGAGTTTGTAAAATCTTTAAACAAAGCATCTAACAAATATATTAACGATGCCCGTAAAAGGGAAAAAAAATATATAAAAAAATATGGTGACTTTGGAAGATCATATCATTCAACACCACTTACAGCTGATAATGATTTTTTAGATTTTAGGAATTATATTGGTCAAAAGTCTTGGGAATATCTAGATCATCAAGGTTATGACATGTCTCAATATCAAACTATGTTTAGTGAGATATGGGTGCAAGAGTTTGCAAAAAAAGGTGGTGGTCATCATTCAGCACATATTCATTGGAACCAACACGTATCAGGTTTCTATTTTTTAAAATGCAGTGATAAAACTTCTTATCCTATTTTTCACGAACCTAAAACAGGAGCACGAACAACAAAATTAAAAATGAAATCAAAGTTAAATGGTATTTGGCCTGGTCATGAACAATTTCATATTAAACCAAAACCAGGATTGCTGGTTATATTTCCTGGCTATTTAGAACACGAGTTTGCAGTGGATCATGGTAATGAACCTTTTAGATTTATACACTGGAATTTACAGGCAGTACCAAAAGAAATGGCTAGAGATGTCGTTTAAAAAAAATAAATATACAGTTATCAAACAAGCAATATCAAAAGATTTAGCAACCTTTATTGCAAACTATTTTAGGATGCAAAAACAAGTCTATGATACTTGTAGATCACAAAGATATTTTTCACCTTTCGAAACTATTATTGGATATTACGAAGGAGAAAATGAACAAATACCAAATACTTATTCTCAATATGCTAATATGGCTATGGAGACTTTGTTGCTTAAATGTCAACCAGATATGGAAAAAGCAACAGAACTTAAATTATATCCAGCATATACATACGCAAGAATTTATAAAAAAGGGGATGTATTAAAAAGACATAAAGATAGATTTAGTTGTGAGATATCTACCACTATGAATTTAGGTGGCGATGATTGGCCAATATATTTAAGCCCTAGTGAGAATGTAGGTGCACCAAATGGTAAGGATATTACAGCAGTAAGTAAAGCAAAAGGAATTAAAGTAGACTTAAAACCTGGTGATATGTTGGTCTATAGAGGTGTTGAATTAGAACACTGGAGAGAAAAATTTAAAGGAAAAGAATGTGTTCAAGTATTTTTGCACTATAATAATAAAAAAACACCAGGTTCCAAATATAATATGTTTGATAAACGTCCTCATCTAGGTCTTCCTTCATGGTTTAAGAAATGATATAATTTCATAGTGTGAGGGGTTTTACCACCTAATCACCAACCCCTCGCACTTAATGGAGATATATGTTAGGAATTACAGCTATTGCACAATCACCAATTGCCTCATTAGGAGGAACTAACGCATCAGTTGCAGTTTCTGGTATACAACTAACAACTGCGGTAGGTTCAGTTTCTATTACTGCAATTCAAAATCCAACAATTCAATTAACAGGTGTTACAGCTTCTACAACTCTTGGTGCAATACAGGTAGATCCTGATGTAATTGCAACTGGCCAAAATTTAACAATGAATATTGGTCCGTATTCTATTCAAGCTGATGCCACTGGAGTTATCTTACAAGGTGAAAATGAATTAGAAACTTCAGTTGGTACATTAAGTGTAACTGCAGATGGGTTAGCAACTCCTTCAGGTGTAACAGCAACAGCAGCAGTTGGCACAGCGGATGCTACTTTTACGGTAGATGTGACTGGTGTGAGCTTAACAGCTTCAGCAGGTGCATTGTCTATGACTGGTGACGCTAATATAAGTTTAACTACTAATTTACTTACAATATCTGATGGTGAAGAAGATGTATCTATAGATGTTACAGCTTCAGTATCAGGATTTAATTTAACTACTGCTATCAATTCAGTTACAGTGGATCTCGACACTCCTGTGGATTTAACAGGTCAACAATTAACAATAAGTGAAGGAAATACAGGAACTATTGCATGGTCTAATGTAGATCCAGATGTAAGCAACGTTTGGGTTGAAGTTGATATTGCAGCATAATAGGATTATAATACAAATATGGCATCTACATTTTCAACAGATTTAAAATTAGAACTCATGGCTACCGGTGAAAACGCTGGTACATGGGGCACAAAAACAAATACAAATTTAAATTTAGTTCAACAAGCTATTGCAGGTTATGAGTCAATTAATGTAACTACTACTTCCATTGGTCTTACAATGGATGATGGATCTATTTCACAAGCTAGAAACATGGTTTTAGCTTTTGGTGGATCGTTGACTGGTGCAACAAGTGTTACAGTACCTAATTCAATTGAAAAAATGTATATTCTTGATGATAGTACAACGCATAATACAAGTACAATAACTTTTAAAACTGCTAGTGGCACGGGTTTTGCTATGGATGAAGGCAAAAGACATTTAGCTTATTCTGATGGAACAAACATTAATAGAATAGATTTAAGCACATTAGGTGGATTAATTGCAACTGCTTCTCTCTCAGATAATTCTGTGACGACTGCAAAAATATCAGACAATCAAATAACTACAGCAAAGATATCAGACAACCAAATTGTGACAGCAAAGATTTCTGATGGTGTTATCTCAACTGTAAAAATTACTAACAACGCAATCACTGCAGATAAACTTGAAAGAAAATTTACAATCACCACTAATGTAACTCCTGCAGGAGGATCTGATGGAGATCTTTGGTTCGTATACGCATAGAGGTTTAAATGGCTGAGTCGTATGTTAGAAACTCAAGTGGCTTTCAACAAGCAAATCAAATATTTGTAAATGTAAGTGGCACTTATCAAGAAGTTAACGAAGCTTATGCAAATGTAGGTGGCACGTATCAATTGGTATTTAGTGCTTTTGAAGCAACATCTTTCGTTACATTATCTACAGGGTCTGGCACATTTGTTGCGCCAAACAACTCTAACGCTATCCATATACAAGCTGCTGTGGGTGGTGGCGGTGGTGCAGTTGGTGGAGCTGATTATGATAAAGCAGGTGGAGAGTCAGCAGGAGCTGGTGGTGGTTCAGGTGCATACATATCAGATAAAATATTTTCTATAACTGAAGGTGAAACAATGACTTATTCTATTGGTTCATCTGGTTCAGGAGCAGGTAAAGGATTTAGTATAAGTGCAGGTAGTGGAACATCAACAACTTTATCAGGATCTAGTGCAGGATCTTTATTTACATTAGGTGGTGGTGGTGGATCTTCAGGCACAGGAGGTGGTGTACAAGGGCCTCTTAGAACAAATACCGCAGGAACACCTGGATCTGCTACTGTTAGCTCAAGTGTTAGCACGGGAACTTTTAGAGATTCTGATGGTGTAACTAAAAATGTGAATACAAATACATCGGGACCTGCAGGAACATTTAATGATAGTGGTAATGGTGCAACTGGAAGTATATCCGGATCAGGAAATTGTGGAGGAGACAATTGTAGAATAAGTGGATTTGCTGGAGCTGATTCGTATGATGGTGGAATTACTGGAGGTGCAGGAGGTTCATCTAGTGGATCAGGAACAAACGGCACGCCAGGTACAAGAGGTTCAGGCGGTGGTGGTGGAGCTGCACAAGTAAGTGGTGGATCTACAAGCGGTGCTGCAGGTGGTAATGGAGAAATTGTTTATAGATTTTTACGTATACTTTAGTATAGTTTCTTAATGACAAACATTAGCAAATGGTTTGGCTATCCAATTTACATATCACAAATTCAAAACTTTGAAGAAATCAATAAAAAAATATTACCTATTTTAAAATTAGTCACTGCAACAAATTCGCAGTATGCACGGACAACGGACATTAAAGCAAAAGACTTACAATCCATTGATGATAATCTACATTTAGATACTAGATTTAATTTATTATATAATGAAATTACTCAAGCCTTAATAGCAGCACTTCACGCACAACATTACGATTTAGAATTATTTGAAATATACATAACAAAATCATGGGCTACCTATTCAGCTAAAGAACAATTTATTTCTTATCATAGACATATGACAAGTCATTTTAGTTTTGTATATTATGTAAAAGCAGAGGATCAAGGTAATCTTTTTTTTATAGATGATGAAGCACAAAAAATAGGTTTAAATATACCAAAGAGAGACCCTTATTTTAAAAAATGGGATGAAGTTAATTTTGCAAAAGCAGAATACCCTGCAAAAACAGGTAACATAGTTATCTTTCCCTCCATGTTATTTCATGAAACAGGTATCAATAAAAAGGAGGAGCCACGTATTTCTATATCTGGAGATGTCTTACTTACTATGAGAAAAGGCTTTAAATCTGAACATAACATGCCTTCACCAACGACTTGGAAGAAGCTTTAACATGGTGTAAAATAGAGTATGCCTCTTACAAATGTAAAATTATTACCAGGTTTTGATAAAACAGATACACCTTCAGGTGCTGAGGGAAGATGGATTGATGGTGATTTTGTTAGATTTAGATATTCACAACCAGAAAAAATTGGTGGTTTTGCTGCCATAGGCGGTCAAACTATTGCTGGTCCAGCACGTGCTCAACACACATGGACTGATTTACAGGGTAGAAAATATGCTGCCATAGGCACATCAAAAGTTTTATTAATATATTATGAAGATGCTTTTTATGATGTAACTCCATTAGAGACCGGTCTTACAGGAGCTACGTTTACATCCGTTAATGGCCAATCAACTGTTACAATAAATAAAACTGCACATGGATTAGTGTCTGGTGATTATTTTTTATTGGAGTCAGTAACTCTACCAGGTGGTGGAGCAACAAGTTTCACAACAGCTAATTTTACTGATCAAACATTTGAAGTAATTACTGCTGCAGCAGATACTTTTACAATTACAATGGCATCAACTGAAACAGGTACTGGTATGACTGCTGCTGGTTCTGCAACTATAAGAGCCTATGTTGAAATTGGACCTACCATACAAACTTATGGGTATGGTTGGGGTACAGGAACTTGGGGTGGAAACGTGTCCGGTGCTCAAACAACAACATTAAATGGTGCATTGTTAAACGATACAAATGGTACAGGAGGTTCTGGAACAAGTATTACATTAACAAGTGCAACAGGTTTTTCTGGTACAGGTGGTACTATTTTAGTAGACCAAGAAATAATTACATACACAGGTGTAAGCTCAAATGATTTAACTGGAATTACGAGAGGTGCACAGGGCACTTCGACAGCTGCACATAGTGATGGATCTACTGTTACAGAAATTACAAATTTTATTGGTTGGGGACAACAGACTACAACATCATCTGTAATTCTTGATCCAGGTAATTGGTCTTTAGATAATTTTGGAGCGATATTAACTGCAACTATTAGAAATGGAAAAACGTTTACTTGGGATCCTAGAGTTAGTAATCCATTGAATAATAGATGCACAGAGATGGCAAGTGCTCCAACAAAATCTGTTTCTACTATTGTATCTGATAGAGATAGACATTTTATACATTTTGGAACTGAAACAACGGTGGGCGATAATACTACACAAGATCCAATGTTTATAAGATTTAGTGATCAAGAGAATTTTAATTTATATGCACCTAATGCTACTAATACCGCAGGAACATTTAGACTGGACACCGGAAACACAATCGTTGCGGCTGTAAATGGTAAAGACTATGTTTTAATTTTAACTGATCAAGCAGCTTATACGATGCAGTTTGTTGGTCCACCTTTTACTTTTTCTATAAGACAAGTGGGTACTAATTGTGGTTGTATAGGTCCTCATGCAGCAGTATATGCAGATGGTAAAGTTTTTTGGATGGGTAACTCAGGAGGATTTTTTGTGTTTGATGGAACAGTAAAATTACTTCCATCATTAGTAGAAGATTTTGTATTTACAACTGATGGTGATAACCTTGGAATTAATTATGCATCTAACCAAATTGTGTTTGGTGCGCATAACTCTTTGTATAATGAGATACTTTGGTTTTATCCAAAAGGGACACCGACCACTGGACCATCGGTGCAGGTAGATAGATCTGTAACTTATAACTATGTTGAAAATACTTGGTCTACAATGTCATTAGCTAGAACAACTTACGCTGACTCTGTAACTTATGCTAATCCTTATGCAACAGAGTATGATGCCACTGCAACACCACAATTTCCAACCATACAAGGTGTTACAAATAAATTTGGTGCTACCACTTACTTTGAACACGAAACAGGATTAAATAAAATAAATTTAAATGGTACAGAAGAACCAATTAGTTGTTTTGTACAATCTGGTGATTTTGATTTACCTATTGAAGGTGATGGTCAGTTTCTTTTAAATATAAGAAGATTTTTACCTGATTTTAAAAATTTATCGGGTAATGTTTCAATCACATTAGGCACAAAAGATTTTCCAATTGCTGGTAATACAACAACTATTTCTTTTGTGGTAAATTCTGCTACATCAAAAATAGATACAAGAGTTAGAGGAAGATTAGCAAATATAAAAATAGAGAATTCTGCATTAAATGATAATTGGAGATTCGGAACTTTTAGAGCAGATGTATCAAAGGATGGTATGAGATAATGTCTAGAGATGAAGCAATGGGTATGGGAGGCAAAACAGGATCTTCATCTAAATCAAGTGGTGGAGGTGGTGGTCCAAGAGGGGGAGGTGCTGATGCAGGCACTATTCCTGATTCATCAGGTAATGTAAATCAGGTCTTAGCAGCTAGAGCAAGTGAGGCACAGAGAGTAAATGCTATACAAGAACTGATAAGAAGACAACAAGGAGATAAAAGAGAAGAATTAGTTGAGGTATTACGAGCAAGACAACTTAATATGCCAAAGATACTACCAACACCTTTAGGTTTAGGTATAGCATCATTAAACCCTTTTTTCCAAAGAGCTAATACAAGACAAAGAAGTAAATTTTTAAGTAATGTAAGCCCTTCATTTTATGACTTAAATCCAACAGCACAAGAACAAGAGTATCAAAGTTATTTAGAATCTTTAAGACCAGAGACTAACACTAGAGGTAACGATGAAGGTATCGCACCAATCTTACAACCAGAAATAACTACTTTGATTGCAAACCCACAACCAACTGGCATCAGAAATATACCAATGGTGCAAGATGGTACATTTAAATATGGTATACCTTTTGGAAATGTATAATGGCAAAAATAACAGTATATATACCTGAACCTAAAGAAAAATATGAGTCTGAAAACCAAAGACAAATTATTCAATCTTTAGATACAGTCAAAACACAATTAAATACTTCTTATCAAGAGGACTTAAAAAACGAAGAACAAGCATTTAACTTTTTTATTTCATGACAATACAATATAAAAACGCAGGCTTTGCATTAGATACTACAAGTGTTAAAACTTTATTTACTTGTCCAACAAGTGGTGTAGCGATTGTTAAAAGTGTACTAATCGCAAATGACCATAGTTCTGATGTTGCAGTAAAAGCTGCTATAAATGATGGAACAACATTTCAATTTTATCAAAAAACAATGACATCAGATAGTTCTGATAATGCAGTTAGTGGTGTCTTAAATTTAGAAGCTGGTGATGCAATTACTGCAGAGGCAAGTGTGAGCAATGTAATAACTGGGGTCATAAGTTATGCATTAATAGATAGATCTCAAGAGAATGGCTAGACAAAAATTTATACATTACGTCCCAAGACCAAAACCAAAAAAACGGCCACGTAGACATAAGAAAAGTCTTTCAAAGTCAGAAAAAAGAGATTATAAACCATATAACAGACAAGGACGTTAAATGTCAGATAATGAAAATTTTAAAATAATAGATGGTAAAAAAGTTCCTGTATACAAAGCTAAAGTTGTAGAAACTTTTAAAAATAAACGAACAGGAAAGGTGTATGATAATAAAGCTCATTTTGATGCTGATGTTGCTGATTCCAACACTGATACTACTAATGATGATCTTCAACAAGACGTAGCTATTGAGGTTGCATCTCTTCAGGTATTTGGTAAAACCAAGTAATGAATCCAATAGGTGGTACAGAATTACAATTTAAATTACTTGAAAAATATATAGATTCTAAGCTTTTAGATAATTTTCAAATTACAACTTCTGTTCCAGAAAAAATTCCTTTAGCAAAAGACAAAATAAATATACTTTGGCAACAAAACTCATACAACCAACCTAATCTAGCAGGTTGGTTTAAAGATAAAGATAACCACAAAAAATATGATTGGTATGTATTTAACTCTCATTGGTGCTATGAAAAGTTTAGAATGGTATACAAAGTTCCTACAGAAAAATGTACGGTAATTAAAAATGCCATAGAAAATTTTCCCACTAGAAAAATTTTTAAAAAGGGTGATCCGTTAAAAATGATATTTCATCCCACACCATGGCGGGGTTTAAATGTAATACTCGGAGCAATGCAATTATTGAAAAACGATAATATCACTTTAGATGTATTTTCATCCACAAAAATTTATGGCGATCAGTTCATGAATGCAAACGATGATCAATACAAATCTTTATATGCTCAAGCAGCACAACTTAAAAATGTTAATTATCGAGGATGGCATAGTAACGATTATATATGTGAGCACATCACTGATTATCAAATATTTCCATATAGCAATAACTGGGAAGAGACATCTTGCATATCAGCTATTGAAGCATTAGGAGCCGGCTTACATATGATTACCACAAACTATGGTGCTCTGTTTGAAACTTGTTCTGAATGGCCAGTATATGTTCAATATGATACCAACTACAAAAATATGTCAGAGTGTTTTGCATATGCTATTGATTCAGTGGTTGATTACTTACATCACGATAGATGCCAGGAACATTTACAGATGCAACAGGATTTTTATAAAAAGTTTTATTCTTGGAATAAAAGAAAAATGGAATGGACAAATTTTTTAGAAGGAGTTTTAAATGCAAAATCATGAGCCTATTTGGTTTGACAAAAAAGAAAAATCTAATGATGTAAAATATTCTGTTTTTGTTGGCACCCCTTGTCATTCTGACGTATCTATACATTATACTCAGTCAGCTTTAGAATTACAAAAATATTGTTGGCATAATAAAATTAATCTAATGTTTCAATTATTTAAATCTTCTTTAGTTACTCAAGGTAGAAATCTTTGTGTATCAGCTTTTTTACAAACTAAATGTACACATTTATTGTTTATAGATTCAGACATAGCATTTAAACCACACAGCTTACAACATTTGTTAGATGCTGATAAAGACGTAATATCTGTGCCTTATCCTTTAAAAGACATGTGTTGGGATAAGGGATATGAAACTATTCAACAGGGTAGAATAAAATCTGTAGAAGATTTAAAAACAAAAGCTTTTTACAGATTTCCTATGCGTGTCCCTGATGCTAGTGATATTAAGGTTGAAAATCATGTTATTGAGGTGACTCATTCACCTACTGGATTTATGTTAATTAAAAGAGAGGTATTTGATAAACTAAAGAAGTTTTATCCAGAGAAAGAGATATATCAAGATACTTTAATTAACGGCAAATTGCAGAAAACAAAGGAGATGTGGAACTTTTTTGACACCTTACATAACCCAGAAGATAAGACCTATTTGGGTGAAGATTTTGCATTCTGTAAGATATGGAAGGCCACAGGTGGTAAATGCCATGCCTATGTAAATGATGAAATAAGTCATGTAGGTGAGCATACTTATACTGGTCGATTTGGTGATGAGTTGATAAAGGATAAGTAAAATGGTAATATTAGGCTTTTAGATCTAAGGAGAAAAATTTTAAATGTTACAATATTTACCCTATGCATTGGCGGCTTACGGAGGTTACAGGGGATATAGACAAGCAAAGGATTCTGGAGCTTCAGGACTAGGAAGATTAGCTGGAGCAGGAATAGGTGCCGCTGCAGGATATTATGGTGGTAAGGGTATATTAAAAGGTGGTGAAGCTTTAGGTATTAAAGGTTTTACTGGTAAAACTGGTTTTGCTCAAAAATTTACACCTTTTTCAAAATTATCATTTATTCAAAACGTGCCTTACATAGGTGCTGAGTCAACAAAAGAATTTCCAAATTTACTCACCAGACAACGTGTCGAGAATGGTAAAATAATCGCAGGTGAAAGAGAAATAGATCCAATGAGGGCTGGGATTGGTCTTGCAGCATTAACATATGCATCTGGAGCATTTGATCCACAAGATATAGATATCTTTACGCCTACTTATAATTTAGGAGTTGCAGATCTTGCTGCTAACAGACCAGGAATGAAATATATTGATCCAGTTACTGGCGAAGAAAAATTTTATGATAGAGTTTATATACCAGAGTCTGATCCAAAAAATAGGGGTGATGCACAAATGGGTAATATAGCAATCGAAAGAACTACCTTTAAAGCTAGAACGGGTGGATTAGCAGAGATTAGAAAATTTAACGAAGGTGGTGTAAATTATTTACCTTCAAAGGTATCACACGATGAGAATGATCCACATAATTATGTAAGAGCACAAGGATATGTAGAGGATGGATCAGGTAATGGTGATAAAGATGAAGACACAATGTTGGCACAATTAGCAGATGGAGAATTTGTAACTAGGGCTGATGGTGTATTAGGTGCTGGTATTATAAATGGTGGTAATCCAAATAGTATTAAAGACATGAGAGAAAAAGGTGCTGCCTTTTTCTATGACCAACAAAGAAAATATAAAAGAGTTTTTGATTTATTAAAGGAGTATAATGGCATCGACAAGAAAAAAAATTAAACCATTGGTAAGTGTAATACCTGTTGAGCCAAACAATGTGGAAAAGTTTTGGCCTCTTGCAGAGTTTATGGTCAAACAAGCTTTGGATTATTCAGGAAAGTATGCAGATCCAAAACACATATTTGAATATCTTAAAAAAGATATGATGCAGTGTTGGATTTTTTTTGGGTCAGATGAATTAGAAGAAAATAAAGTTTTTGGTATTGGTGTAACGAGAATAACAGAATTACCAAACTATCAACAATTAGAGATAGTTATTTGCACTGGTAAAAGACGTGAGCTTTGGGAAAATCAATTTGTTGCAGCAATCACAGAATTTGCAAAGATTAATAAGTGTAAAAGACTTTGCATTTGGGCCAGACCCGGTTGGGAAAAAGTTTCCAAAAAATGGGGATGGAAAAAGAAACATGTACAATTAGAGAAATGGTTAGATAAATGAGTTTTTTTGGCGGAGGAGGAAGATCAGCACCACCATCACAACCTGCATCAACAACGCAGATAGTGAGAGAGGCACCTGGTATTGAAGAAAGAAAAATAGAATTAATGGATCTAGCGAGACAGGTCGCTCAAGATCCTGTTACTATACCTGCGGAGCAAGTTGCGGGATTAGCTGCATTAGAGCAAGCTGGGTTAACACAAGCTGGTCAAACAGGTGTAGGCTCAGGAACGGTTGGTAGCGCAGTTACTGGTGTTCAGTCTGCTATGGCCCCAGTGGGTGCTCAACAGATATCACAATACTTTAATCCTTTTCAACAATTTGTAACTAGTGAAATTGCTAGACAAGGACAGATAATGCAAAACAGATTAGGAGCAAACGCTATTCGTGCTGGAGCTTTTGGCGGTGGTAGAGAAGGTGTGCAACAGGCGGAACTTCAAGGCAGAACTTTGTCAGAAATTGGACGAGCACAAGCACAAGGATTTAACACAGCTTTACAAGCAGCACAAAACCAACAAAGAATTGGTTTATCTGGAGGTCAGCTTTTGGGCGCATTAGGTGCACAACAACAACGTATGGCTCAACAAGATATCAACCAACTGATGGCAGCAGGCGGAGTACAAAGACAATTAGCACAAGCCACCCTTGATGCCCAAAGAAGAACACAATTACAACAAGCTTATGAGCCTTACCAAAGATTAGGTTTCTTATCTAATATCTATGCAGCGGGACCAAAAACTCAATCTCAAATAGAGATGGCTACCGCACCACAAACTAATCCTTTAGCACAATCTATAGGAACAGGATTAGGTGCGTTTCAAGCGTTTACAGGTGTACAAGGGGCGTAATGAATAAAGTATTAATGAGACCTATGTTTAGAAAGGTATACCTTGAAAAACAAAAAAAAGATTTGGAGGTTAAAAAATTTAAGGTCGGTGGTTTATCTAGTATTGAAAAAAGAAATCTTTTACTAACACCTATTACCTCAGCATTATTACAAGCAAGAAGGTTACCAGGAGAAAGCACATTAGGTTCTTTAGCAAGAACCGTTGGACAAGGAATGGCAGCAGTCCCAACCGTTGCCTCACAAATAGCTGACTTAGACGATGATGAAACAACAGATCAGTTTGAGTTTGTAGCTGATGAGGATTTACCAGAAGAACTCAAAGGTAAAGGTGCATATCAAAGAAACATTACTACTGGAGAATATAAAAAAGTTGGCAGAG